CGTCGCTAGGTGCATCGCCCATGGGGTGCTTCTTCGTGTGGGCGTTGGGCGGAACGGGAACCCCGCAGCGGCGGTTGTAAGCGTTCGGTGGGTAGTGGGTCTGCCAGATCGTGTCGTCCCCGCGGATCACCCGACCCGTAAGCCCCGCATGCGTTGGGCGGGTGCGGTTATCCATGACCGCGTTATATCCCCAGTAAGGGAGGTCGGCGACATTTCGCATCTGCTGCTGATACCGTCCTGCAGCATACGCCGACTGAATATTGGTGCGAAAAATCGTATCAAGACGGTACGGCATCAGCTTTTTGCCCTGCAGCACGCCATCGTCATCGGCAACCAGCCCGCGTCCCAGCCAGCCCTTACGCTGCAACAGCGGCTCCAGTTCATCCTGGAACTGACGGAAACTCATCCCCTCCGTGAGCGAGCGCGTCAGGCTGTTCTGGATATCGCTGAGGACGTCCAGCTTCGTGATACCGGCCACCGCAAACTCCACCGCGTGAGCCTCGTCCTGCATATCCTTCCAGCTCATGGTGGGCGCTAACCCTTTTGACTGGAAGTAAGCTATCGCCCGCGCCGGTGGCAGGGTCATGGCAAAACCTGCATTAATCTCAGGCATTCTGCTGCCCCATAAAGTCTGCGACAAAGACCGCCTGACCGACCAGCTCGCGCAGGGCCATATCGTCCAGCGCTGGATAGCTGGCTGCAAGAAGCTCGTAAACCTCATCCGGGCTTCGGGCGGCTTTTACCTTCGTAATTAGCGGTTTCAACATTGCTTCAGTAGCGGCAGTGGCCTGAATGGCCAGAAGCTGCGGAGCGGCATCCAGCTGCAGCTGTACGTTGTCAGTTCCACTCTGCGGCACAGAGAGGGCTGCAAGACGGGCCTGCATGACCTGAGACAGTGCGGCGTCACCGGCCTGCTGGCGGGCCAGCGGTTTCAGGATGGTCTGTCCCTCCTGAGGCAGCGGGATACCGCTTTTCTCCGAGACCCAGTCAGCAGTAATGTCAAAGCCCGCCTGCTGGGCAGTGCTCACTACCGTCATCAGACGCTCAAGGTCGACGGACTCGCGGGCATCAAACTCCAGATACGGTGCCCGCTCCGGGTTAAAACGCCCGTTTATCGCCAGCACTGGCCACAGAAGCTGCTGGGTCAGCGTCTCCGCCGACATCCATGCATCACCGACGAGGAGATCGTGACGGATTTCGTTATGCACATTTCCTAGCGCATTGGTCGACGATTTGCCGTCAGCCTGGCTGGTCAGCGTCCCGCCGAGAATGACCTTTGACTGTACCTTCTCGCACCAGCTCACCATATCAAGGAAAGGCGCACTTTGGCCTGCAGACGGAGATACCAGCGAAATTTCAGCGTTAGACGGAATGATGCCGCCGCCTTCGCGGGCCAGCATGCGGATACCACGAAGCAGGTTCAGCCGCTCCCTGTCGGTCATGGAGGCATCATACTTACCGATACGGAATGGCAGGCCGTAGAGGTTCAGGAACTGCGCCCAGTCGCGGGCAGACAGATTCTTGAACAGGTACGTCCAGACCAGCACGCGGAACAGGCCACTCTGCGCCACCGGGCCGGATTTTGACTTGTGCTTATGCACGATCCAGCCCATATCCCACAGTTCCTCACCCCCCACGCCGCCCCGGTTCAGGCGGATACTGTCAAGGTCGTTCTGCGGCATGGTGAAGGCCCGCGCCGGTCGCTTGTGGAACGCTGACGGAAGCCAGAGTGACCCTTTACGACCCCATTCGATCTCGATGCACGAAAAGCCGTGGCCGATGGCATCGAGCATATCCATCAGCATCTCGCGGAAGCCCGGCAAATGGCGCAGCCACCAGTCGGCCTCCGCCGCGACTTTCTTCTCCGCCTCGGTCGCATCCGGTGGCGGTTTGACGGAAAACGGCAGCGTCAGCAGCGCACGCTTACGCTTTGACAGCTCGGCGAACAGGTGGCCGTCGCGCTCTTCCATATCGGTAAACAGGTCGCTCTGTGCCTGAATGTCGCCCTGTTCGGCAGCGCTGAACAGGGCATACACCCGCTGAATATCCAGCCCCGTAGAGGGGTGCGTAGCGGTATCACCATAAAGAAAATCATCGCCACTGCTCTGCATGGCCTGTGTGTTATCGCGGGAAAAAAATCGTTTAAACGCGGTTTTAATGTCCATTTACCATCCTCCAGACCCGAACCCGTCAGAGCCATAATCGTCGTCATCGTCATGCCTGCGGCGTGAGGGAGAATCCGACTCCACCGCCTCCAGCTGGCTGACGGGAATAAATTCAAAGTTACCCACGCTGGTTGACGCGATGGCAAACAGCATATGCAGCGCATCCGGGCCGTCATCGTGGTCAGCCATCGGGAAATGCATCAACTGTTCACGCAACGTGGCGAGCGCACGGGCGATCAGAATGTGCTCGCTCTCCATAAAGGGCTGCAGGGATTCAATACGTCCGGCCTTGTCGGTGGAAGGGATCACCGAGCGGGCCGGAACGGGGACGCCCGCCTTCAGGGATTCTTCTATTAGCGTCTCGCGCAGGAAGTCCTGGAACTGCACCGACTCAAACGCCCACGCTACGCAGCCAAACTCACGCTGCAGCTGGATAACATCGGTAATAATCTTTTTAGGGCGGCGCACGCGAATATCGGCGCGGACGACCTTCAGCACTTTTTTGATGCGGTGCCATCCGCCAATCAGCAACGCGCTGGGGTCGTTGCCCCGGCTGTTGTGCTTGCCGAGCGACGGGTCGCAGGCACCGAAGTAAATCAGGTCAGGCTCCAGCTCCCGCCACTCATGGATACAGCCGTGGAAGATGGCATGCTCACCGCTGACGGGGTCATTCTGGTATTCCGCATCGAAAGCGCGGGTGCCTACGCGCACGCGGATCAACATCAGCGCCAGCAGCGGTCGGGCCGCCCAGGAAACGCGGGAGCCTTTCAGCAACGCTTTTTCATGGCGGTTATAGAATGCTTTCGCGGCATTTTTACCCTTACCACGCAGCACCGCTTCCCACTCATCCCACAGCACCAGATTCTCAGGCCACGCGAGGATTGCCTGGAAACGTTTCGCGTTCCACAGCGGGTTTTTCATGGTGCGGGCCAGCACAGAATCGTAGTGCAGGATTGACCCGACGTAGATAACATCGAGCTTCACCCCGGCACCGCCCAGCGGCAGCACCGTGCTGTTCAGCCACTTCTCCAGCTTGTCACGCTGCTTTGGTGTCACCACGTTCTCGTCGTTTTCGAGGTCATCGAGGTGAACCAGATCAGGACGATATGCGCCGTGCTTACGGCCACGCAGGCTTTGTCCCTGACCAGCCGATTCAATTTTGATGCCCGACGCAGTTAAAATGCAGCCGATACGCCACACCCGTCCCTGTCCGCAGGCCTCCGGGAAGTCCAGCGCCAGACCGGCGTTATAGAGCAGCTCAGCCTTAATCACCTCCAGAGACTCCGCCGACTGAGCGGACGTGTCGAAGGCGATTATGATAAATTTCTTCAGCTCAAGAACGACGCACCACAGGTCGAAAAGCTGCTGACCGAGGGTGGTTTTTGCTTCACCACGCGGGGCGGCAATAACGTCATTCTCACTCTCAGGGCTGGTGACAATCTGCGGCAGGCGCTCATACAGATACTCATGCAGCGCACTGGTTTCCGGGTGATGGAGGTGATGCTTAAAGTAGGTGTTTACGAAGAAGCGAAACCCGGTCACCGGGTCGCTGACCTGTGACCGGCGAGCCTGTATCGCCTCCGGGCTGCTGTCCAGACCACAGCTTGCGCTCTCAATGCGGTCGCGCAACTCCCCCTGAATGCGGGCAATCTTCTCGCGAAAGGCTTTAAGCGAAGTTTTTGATGCCACAGATAACTCACCTCTTAAAAATAAAGCCCCCCTGTGCCAGGATACTGCTGCCAACAATGACCCTTTAAACAGAGAGGCTTTATGTCTGATACAGAAAAACTCACCATTGACCAGAAAATTGCTATCGCCAAAATCGCCGTGGAAGCAATAAATGGAGAACTGGCCGCCAAAACCAATACGGGCGTGATATTTGGCTCAAATCCTAAACAGCCTCTGTTCCATAGCGCTTACAATGAGCTTTATCAAGTCATTACTGGCTCATACCCGGCCCAATACAGCTATGCCGGAAATGAAAAAGCTATTGCTTCACCTGGGCACAGGTAACAATCCATGCCGCCCCGGAGGGGCTACAGATGGTCTGCATTGCCAGCCACAGCGCCTCTCCGGCCTGATTTAATTCGTCATCGGGATACTCTTGTGCGATAAAATCCACGATGCGCTGTACACGCCGCTGACGGATCAACAGCATGTCTTTTTCGGTACATTGAGTTGCCATTTAAATCTCCAGAAGTTGTCCCGCCAGCCAGTGTCGCATCAATCTGCTCCAGCAGCGCGGAACCAGGTATTTTCAGTACTCAAATCAATCGTGACAGAGGATGAAGACAGTCATTAGCATACCGCGCGGCTCCCTCGGAGCCGTATATCACCTGCAATGCCAGCCAGAGGTCATTCCTGAAGCCAATCGTATTTAGCCTTTCGCCAAATGCCTGTTGCAGCAAATCAACAATCCGGCTTATCTGCGGTAAACCATAGTCAGCGTTATTGATGGTGGAGACAGGCTCGTTGTTTGATGCAGGAATAGCCGTAAGGAGGCGATTGCGAAGCTCACGTGCGCAACTCACGTCTGAAGTATCGAGGTAAAAAGGCCCAACGTAGTCGCAATACACAACAACGGTTTCGCCCTTAATCTCAATAGCGCGAATATCCTGTGCCCGTACAGCAATCTGGTCATCAACGGTAATCATCGGGTTAGCCATATTTCTTCTCCACTATCTGCTGAAACTCAGGTAATACGTCCAGAAAGCCCGCCATCAGCGCCGGATGCTTATCGCTGAGAAAGGCGGCTAAATCTTCCACTACGCCTGCCGCCACAATCAGACGGTCGGTCTCCGGCAGAATGCGCTTACTGGCCGCTATCATTTTGTTAAAGCCGTCCTGAAGCTTCGCCAGCAGGCTGGCGTAATCATCGGCGGGCATTGCGGCCTGACCGTCTGCACCTTCACGGGCCTTGCGCAGCTGCTCCATCGCGTGCTTATGGTGTTCCAGGAACTCCAGCAGCAGGTCACGGGTGATATCCTCCGGCACACCGGACGACAGACGACGGGCCGCACGCTGCTTGTCCCAGTCGTCGCCGTTCTCCCGCGACTCCCGACGCCAGCGAATCACCGACGCCACACTGACCCCGTGCATTGGCCCCAGCACTTCGGGGGCGATCCCCTGGGCGATGTAATCGCGCCTGACGGCATCCCTGACTGCTTTCGGGTGTGCCATTAACGCGCCCCCTGACCATCAATAAGGCGGTCAATACGCTCACCAGTGCGCTCCATTGACTGCTTGATCTCGCCAAGCATGCTCATGATTTTTTCCTGATCGCGCAGGGCATCCGATTTGAGCTGAAACACGGTGTACATCTGCCGGTTATCCTCCCGCAGACGCTCAATCGTTGCGTGAAGATTCTTGATCCAGAAGGTGAACCCAAATGAGAACACCCCCAGCAGGGCGGTCTGCCAGAACTCGGCAAGATGGGCTGCATCCATTTCTATTTGTCCTTATCCGGCACGTGCCAGAAAAATGCCTCAAGGGCGTAAAGTTTTGCGGCGTTCGTCTGGCACCAGGCTCCGTAGTCGGTGGCATGCCGCAGCAGGGCGTCCGGGGGAAGGCCCGGACTGTTACCGGCATACGCGCCGGGCGCGGGTGGCATCGGGGCCACCGTGACCATCGCCCGTGGGGGCTTACTGTCCTGAACGATCACCGGCGCGGGTGTTACCACCACCGGCGTATCCGAGGGCTTTGGTATAGAGCTGCAGGCTGTGAGGCCCAATCCCGTTATAACCACAGCCAGAAGTCTGCTTGTCCTGATTGTCATCGCTGACCACCTTACTGATATTCAGCTGCAGCAGACTGCTGGTCTGTTTCAGCTCAAATTCTTTATCAACCAGCTGGAGGGCGAGCCGGTCGGCACGCTCACGCTGCTGGCGCTCGCCATCCCTTGCCCGCAGTAGTGCCTGCTGTCCGGCCTGTGCCAGTTGCTGGCGTTCATCCGCTCGGGCCTGTTTCTCACTGGCCAGTGCGGTATCACCGTCCGCCTTAGCGTCTTTATGCCCGGAGTCATATCCCGTGCTGTACAGCCACCATCCTGCTCCGGCCAGCGTCGCGCAAAGCACAACACCGGGTAAAAGACGGGTTAAAAACCATTTAACTGCGCTGTTCATCCTTGCCTCCCGCTGGCCGGGCAACAGGCACCTTCAGCTTCTGGTGAACCTGTACGCCTGCATGTGTTACCCAGGCACCGAGATACAGGCCAAGCGCGGCATCGGGCTGCCTGTCCATCACCACGCAGATAAGCAGCGCCAGCGAACTGACAACCAGCGCCACCATCGTGGCGGTATCGGTGGTGGACAGTCGGCCCTGTGGGTTGGTGATTAACTCGCCCAGTCGGTTAAGGAGCGCCATCAGTACGATCCCCCGGAACATCACGCGGCTGTAGCCGGATACTGCGCAAATGGAAGCTGGAAGTGCGGACCATCCTTCAGCGTTTTCCAGTCGCCACCCCACTCAACGGGAATGGACAGCTCAGCTGAAGCCTGTTTAAACGCCTGCGCAATTTGCTGATAGAGCGGCATATCCCAGGAAATATCGCTGCCGACATACGCCACCACATCGACCGCATGACCGGTAAGGTGGCGGCTGCTCATGGTCTGGCTGCTGCCCTGAGCGACCATCTGTTTCTGGCGTTCCTGAGAGCGAAGACCTTCGGTGATACCAAAATCAACGGAAGACAGTTCCAGCGCACGGCGGGTCACTTTCACCAGGTCAGGGTGAACACCCTGCAGGCGGGACTCGCTGCGCTGACTGAAGCGGAAAGAAGACATAAAAAAACCCTCACAAAGTTTGTGAGGGTTATTGTGATGGGTGACGTAACTCAGGGCATGATACGGGGGTGAAGCGGTATGCCATCAGAACAGTGCCCCCTGTGCCGGGGGAGAGGTTGCCTGACGGCGGCTGGCCACAATGGCCCAGGCTCGGGTATTGCCGATACCGTATTTGGGGCCGAGTACCGTGAGCGCCATGCGCAATGATTCGCCATCGGCCAGCATGCTGTCAACCTCGGCGAGAAAACAGCGGTTGCGCCACTCACGCAGTGCGTCGGCGCAGCGGGGGATCACCAGCGAACTGTCACCGCCGAAACGCTTAACCAGCTGGCGGGTATTCTCGTCGCCGATAACGTCACGCAACATGGCCAGACGGCGCTCACCAGTGTCGCGCAAACCACGACCAACCGGGAAGCATGCACCGCCAAAGCGCTCAATCAGCCGCTGCGTGGCGGGGAAGCCTATCACATCGGCTATCTGGCGGGCGGTATCCGGTAGCAGCTCTTCGAGGGATTCAAGGTCAAACTCGCGCATGTTACAGCCTCCCGTGACGCTTCGCGTCAACAATCAGCATTTGCATCAGCTTACGCACCTGGTCGTCATTCAGCCACTCTACCGGCTTCGCCTCGCCCAGCATGCGCTCCACGATCCCATCCAGATAACTCCACGGGCGGCCAGCCTCCGCCAGCATGGCCTCAATTTTGCCCAGCATGGCTTTACGGCCCGTCGCCACGCGGGGACGGCGACCACGGGAAGACGGCGCAAAGCCCTGAGTGCGCATATACAGCACCACTTTTTCCAGCTCGGAGAGGGAACAGTCACGCGCCGAGCGTTTGCCGGTCTGGCGGGCCAGCACATCGCGATAGGTCTCATCATCCCAGCCGAGGGATGATTTGCCTGTGTGAATAATGCGGATCAGATTTGCCTTCATACGCTCACCGACAAGTAACGGAATGATGGTGTGGATTCAGCAGGATTTCAGACTCACCACACAGCGGAGCCGCTTTATTGGCGATGTCGAGAGCGGCCCGCATCTCGTTCTCGGCGCTTACCGCATCCTTTATCAGCGCAATCAATTCATCCGCATTGACTCTGGTCTCAGCAGACATTCGTGCAGCCAGCGCCCGATTCTCCAGCATTGCCAGAATGTCCCGGCGACGGGTAGCCGCGTCCTCAAACTGTCTTTTATAAGCGATGTACTCGCCGAGTTTGGCATAGTTGGTCATGGGGAATTCTCCGGGGATTTAAACGAAAAAGCCCCGCACAGGGCGGGGCTTGAGCCAGTTTCAAATTGTGGCGAACAGTTTTAACGAATTGATTGGATCACAGTTAACCAAAACTGTCAATTATCTGCGTGAATTATATCACAAAAGGAAAGCCCCGGTGCAGTGCTGTCGGGGCTTTTATAGAGGGGAGATTGTGAGCTTATTCAGTAACCCGAACGTCAATGCTAAACCATACAGGCACCAATGCTTTCACCAGCTTCTGCGCCTCCTCGACCCGATCAGAAGGTACGATGATCGCACCGGCATTAGGCCGGGTGTTCAGATAGTCCCAGTCATTATCACATACCAGGTTGTGCAGAACGCGATCCCAGCGGATACCGCACTGAAGTGCGAGGCGGGCGACCATAATAAGGTCATAACGCTCAGTTGTGTCAGCGAACGCCGCTGATACTAGTTTCCCGCCCAATATATCGATAGCCGCGCTGACAGCTGGTTCCTGACCGTCAGGAAAATCAACAACAAAAGAAACTTTACCCATGATTAATAACCTGCCTTGATGTTGCCTGGTGGTTATTACGGCGAACTGTTGACCACACCTGGATCTCATTGAGAAACGCACACATGCCTCGCACCGTTCTCCGACAACCAAGCTTATTGGACTTACCAACCGAGCGGCGAGCTTTACGCATAACGCGTCGATTATGCGCATTACAGACTTCAATCCAGCGGTTTTTATCGCTATTTTTATACGGGGAGTGACAACGCTTCCGGCGGAAACGGTATTCCTTCTGCCACGCTTTATTTAGTTCATCGAGATAAGTAGCCTTACCCATAATTAACTTTCCTCCCATTCAGTGCCGCGCTTCCAGTCATCCACTGAACCTTCCAGCTCTTTCGATAATTCACCAATTTGTTCCGACTGTCTTTCCAGCAGTGACATCACCCAGGTATCCAGCTCACCCCAGCACTCTGACATTTCGAGCAAATGGCGCTCGATCGTCGCCAGACGACGCAGGTGGCTGCGGGCGGCTTTAACGTGTTCAGCATACGGATTAGCGCAGGCCATGACTTACACCCCATCTTTTCTTGTGCTGATTAACAGCAGCCTTCATTGATGCCTGGACTGTTTTATTCAGAATCCGGTGATTACGGTTGTCGTAGAACCTCAAACGCGAAACGGCTGGCAGGGCCGGGCACTCAACAACAGAACTACCATCATTAAGACGATACTCATGCCGTTCGCCGGGCTGAGGGTAAATGGCTTCGGAGACTCTAAGCAGCATTATCACCTCCCGTTACTGCATCCGCGCTGACGAAACCACCCGGAGCCAGCTCAAGCCCCTTGATTTTGCGGAAGTGTGTTACCACCGTCCGCGCCGTGGAGAAGAACGTATCTGTCACCTCCAGCGTCTTCTCCGTCATATACCGGTTCTCTTTGCGCTTCAGATAAGCCTTACCGCCGCGCTCTTTAGCAATAGACCGCGCGATTCGCGCATGGGGGTTAATCAGCTTCTTGCGAAGAAACACCTCAGAAAGCGGGTTGTAAGCCTTATCATCCTTTTTCAGGAAACCCACCAGTGCATGGCCGCCCTCCGCGACGACATAGGCCATTTTGGTTTCACGAACGGTGATTTTCATCACCTCAATTTCATGCCCCTGATAAAGGAAACGCACCGGAGCACCGGATTTCAGCGTATTTTCAATACCAGCCCATTGCTCTTTATTAATCATGGGCACACCACCATTTCATTAAGCGAAATAAACTCATTGAATACTGTTTTACAAAAATGGCATTCAACGACGATATCGAGCTGCTGCGCATCATGGTTGGCAGCATCGGCCCTCAGTTCCAGAACGGCAGTGTGCTTACACTGCGGGCATTCTGAATCAAGAAGAATATTCATTAAATAACCTTTTATAGAGTTTCAGGCGTAAGCAGTCCCCTGACGGTTTACGCCATAATTAATGGATAATTAAATTCGGTTTAAATCAGGTTTTAATTTCAGCCCGCTGGCGTCAGTGTTTCTGTTTTAACAAAATAAGGAGCGCGGTCTATTTCAACAATACAACCACATTTAAAATCCCGCGCTTTATCTCTGGTTCTGACCGGATAACCGCCCCTGAGCGCTCTGCATGGCTGGTATATAAAATGACTTCCTACCGCATGCGCCTGATTAAAAGCCTTAGCTTTCATTTACCCCGCCCCAGCCGCGTGCAGCAGCATTTGAACAATAAGCGATACGAGCTTCAGCCCACTGGCGACAATGGCTGGTGCGGGCATGGCTCAGGGCAGACTGCCACAGTTCAGCAGCCTTACCCCATTCTCCGTTACGCTCTGCGCGGCCCGCGCCCACAGCGTACAGCCCATAATTATTACGTGCTGAGTTCTCAGTTTTCATATTCATGTTTCAGACCCCGGCAATATCGAGAGGAATATTGACGATTTTCCCGTTTTCATCCTGCTCTTTGAAATTGATATAGGTGGAAGTAACGGAAACGACCAGCGCTTTATTTAGTGCTTCCATCGCCTGCTGCCAGAGTTCATCCTGGATATTGAGCTGGCGAAGAGAAACAATTCTCCCGGTGTTCAGTTTACCCTCTTTATCCACGTCGAAAGCATCGTTGATAAACGTCAGCAGCTTTTCATCAGCACCTGCAGACCATGCTTTGAGACAGTCATCAATCATATCTTTGGCAATCTGCAACTCCGGGCCAAACGTCAGCCTGTCCTGCACGGCAATCTTAATCTGCTGGCTACCATCATAGGTGGAGAAAGTCACATTGCCCTTGACACCGCCAGGCTTGCGCCCGAATTTCTCCGCAGAAAGCTCAATCCATGCATAGCAGTCACCAAACGATGCCCGTTTAAAATCCGCCAAATCCTTGCTTTTAACCTTTGCTTCCGCGACGCGGGCGCGGACAAAGGCATCCATTTCGCGGTCATATTCAGATACCTGTTCAATCGGCACCAGACGGCCTTTACGGTCTTTCATATAACCCTCAGGCACAACAGTATTTTGATTGTTAATGGACATTTTTATTTCCTTCTGAGTTTGGTTTACTAATTTTTTTCACTTCACAAACATCGCTATCATTGCGCTTAAAGCCTTTACGACTTTCCAGAGCAGCAATTACCGTTTTATGAATGAATTGTGCCTGCCGGGCCTCAGCCTCGGTACACGGACCTTCGGCCATAATGCGGGTGCCAACACCAGTAGCATCCTCTTCTATGATAATTTTCATTTCTATCGGCATTTAATGTCTCCAGTGTGTATTACGCCTGTTAAGTAATTCGTTTATTTCCTGCGCTGCGCGTCGGGCATATTCAACTGTCGCAGTCGCATGCGCCATTTCATGAACGCAGTGATAACCTGCCTTCGTGTTAATTTCTGACTCAACGTTAATGCCATCCTCTGTATGTGTAAGTTTAATTACCAGGGTGACTGGCATAATTACCTCCATATAACGGTACAACCGTCGATATTTGATGTACGGATGGTTTTAATCACGCCGCCCATTTTTTCGGCCACTTCCACTACCGGCCACAGAGGGCCACTAAGCGGAGCAATAGCGTAGACAATGGGTAATTTAGGATGCCAGCCAGTGACACGTCCGCCGTGAGTCTGAAGCTCCATTCTGGCGCGTGAGCGGTGGCAGTTAAGAACTTGCTTATCCATGACCCGTTACTCCATTAGTGAATTAAAAGTTGCGCGTAAGTTTCAATTAACTTGACGCTGATGCCCTGATTACCGATAGCGCTGGCACGAACCACACCCCGCGCCAGTTTGAACATGCGCCGATAATTACCCTTGGAATATTTGAGAAACGCCTCGGCAACCCCCGGAGCGGCAACACCATTCTCACCATCATCCGGCAGCAGACTGGCGAGAATGGTATTGAAGTCTTCGACCTCGGACTTGCCCTTGTGGGCCTCAAGGTCTAACGCCATGCCCACGCGGCTGTAGAGCTGCGCAAACTCGCCGCGAGAGCCTTTGAGGTTAATCAGCAGACGTGGCATGCCCGCCAGCACGATGGCGACGCCAGAACGGTCGTGAATGCGGCGCAGGACTTCCAGCGCCCGGTAGGGCAGCAGCTCGGCTTCATCCACCAGGACAACCCAGCCAGTGCCCGTCAGTGCCTGAATGCACTCCTCGCTTAACTCATGGATATTGCCGGTCTTTTTCACACCGAGGCGGGCGCAAAGTTCCTGTAGCAGCACTTTGGCGGTGTAGCCGGGGTCAGCCTCAATCAGGATCGCGCCCTTATTCATCTCGACATAGCGCTTCAGCGCCATAGTTTTGCCCATGCCTGCCGGGCCATAAATAACACCGATATCACTGTCCATATGGGTATTACTGATTAAGCCCAGCGCCAGTCCGGCCAGTTGGGTCTGAACAAAGGACTCTTTAACTTCACGGCGGCGGGCGCGTTCTTCCTCGCGGCTGATAAAGTCAGCGATAGCCGACTCGACGTTACTGATATTGCCGTTATAGACGCCTTTCAGATACTGAGAAATAACCGCAGTACTCAGCCCCGTTTTAGTGGCTACCTTTTTTTGGGTGTAGCCAGTCCCCTCCAGCAAGTGGATTAATTTATCTTTAATGTTCATTTAAATAACCTTATTGATGATTACTGGCTTTCTTTAAATCGCTTTCAAATTCCGATTCAAATAAATAAACCTTTTCAGGCTCGCTGTTATTCCGCTGCGGGGCAAACATCGTAACGTCAATCTCAGCCCGTTGCTCCAGCGCTGGCCGCAGCTCTTCCTGCTTGCGACGCACCTTGTCTTCCAGGTTCCTGACGCTACGTTTGACGTGCTTCTCTTTAAGCTGCTCGATACGGGCTTTCGGGAAGGCATCGACCTTGTTGCCATTCCAGATGGCGTCACATATCCAGGTGCCGTCCATACGCCGCACGATAACGCTGTGGGGGTCATGAATATCAAAGCAGACGCGAACCTCTTCGCCTTCGACGCTGGCCAGTTCCGTGCTGAAATAGATATTTTTAAACAACTTTATTTCGCCGCGTCGCGCTGTGCATACTTTCTCAGGTCTGAACATTTCATGCAGTTCAGAGCTGGTCAGGTACTGAATTTCTTCCTGCTCCTGCTTAATAACGTGATTACGATAGGCCAGCGGCGACCAGTGTTGCCCGTTGTTACGCTCCGGCAGGCTGCTGTGTGGACGATTATTATGCCGCTCTATCTGGCGCTCAATCTCAGCGACCAGCTGCTCCATCGTCGGCACCTTGCGCATGGCTGAGGCCTGCACTTCATTCAGGGGCTTACCTTTTTCCAGCGCATTGACCGCTGAATCCACCGCCTTGCGGTACTTACGTTGCGCCTCCCGGTCACCAGATTTACCCACCCAGGAGCCAAAGGCCATCGCGGCACGCTTCGGTATTTCCTGGTTAAGACGTTCGATAATACCGCGCCCCTGTGGATTACCCGGAATACCGGTGGGGTGCTCAATACCGAGGCGGGAGAAAATACCGGTAATATCGGCATCAAATACGGCGTTTTTCTCACCGCCACCGTTATCGGAGTAATACATCAGCGGTACGCCGTAGCGTGATACTGCGTTACGGATGGCATCGCCTACGGCGACCTGGCTCTCGGACATGGCCACACTCCAGCCGACCACCACGCGGGTGCGGGCGTCGATCACCAGCGTAATCTCAGGCCGGAACGGCTTGCCCGTCTCAGGGTTAATCACTTCCATCTTCATGCCGTGGCCATCACCGACCCATACGCCATTAACCGGGATAACAGACCAGTCGCGGCGCACGAACGGCAGATACTTCTTGTAATCGGAGCCGGTTGCACGTCCGCGCTCGCGCTCGGCTACGGGCAGCTTGTCCAGTGCATAGCGCACTGTATCGACCTTCGGTAGCATGGATAACATGATCTCGTTGTCTCCGTACTGTTCAACCCACCACTTTGCAAACTTCTCGTATGCCATCATAACGGTGGGTTTATTGGTATCGCGCCAGAAGCGCATGAAGTCCGGCATCCATGAATACTGGAATACCTCTTTTTTGCTGACCTTACCAGGTGCCAGCAGCACCATGCGTTCACCCACCGTATCCGCAGCCATCCAGGCTGAGAGCCAGCGCTGAAGCGTGGGCACGCTTACCCCGGTGCGGGTGGCACCCTTGCGGGCATTGGCGATATCTGCGGCCCGCTGCACATAATCTGGC